ATGATTTACATCGGTCTACCGCAATGGTCGCATCCTAAATGGGTGCGGTTGGGGATCACCAGCCTTGAAGAGTATACCCGCCACTTTAACTGCGTGACGCGGTAAATTTAAAAATCGACAAATATCGTCCAGGAGCGCCATTTTTAATGGCTGGAGATAGCATCCAACATACGTTGTTTGCAATGTTTGGCGAAATTCACTGATTTCTCATGCCCCACCCATGCCCCAAGACGCCTGCCACGCGAAATCTTCCATCAATTGACTGCAACTAAACAACCGCATTGTCCTGGCGCACATCGCAGATAGTAAACGTCACTACACCGATGACAGTAACATCGTCCAGGGCCTCGCCCTCGATCGCTTCACCATCTTCGGTAATCAGCGACCTTCCTCTCAGCGTGGCAAGCTCCGTCCCGCCGCCGTGCTGGATCAGAACCTGACTGGCCTGCTTTGGTTTCAGGGAGACATCCAGCACAACGTAACCGCCAGATTGCTCGAAGAGGCGCGTATTTGGACCGACATTGCAGATCGAGTTAACCGTTAATCGCTGTTCCGTGTAATCCGTCGCGGGTGATGGAAAGCCCATTACAGAATCCTCCCCATGTTGGCCATCATCCACAGGCGGTTTTCACTATGCTCTGCCGTTTTGTCGAAAATTATCAATACGTTACTCCCTGACATTTATTTTCGGTCGGTTATTTAAAGAGCCATTCTTTTTATAAACGCATCTTCTGGTGTTAATCCTTCCGAAAAATAATCAACCCATTCCCCCTTATAGGCAACAATATCCATTGAATGTCCGCCATTTTTAACCAGTTCAACCACGTCTCTGAACCAGGTTTCAAATGGCGGTTCGGTCAGTTCTGTTTCGTCTTCCATTTTCACTCCTACATTGAGGGCAACATTGATACATTAACGGTTCTTTCCAGACCATCAACATTTGTCAACTGAACAGTAACCAGACCGGTTGAGCTGTTAATGGACAATGATACCGTTACGCCAGTCCCTGAAAGCCCAATGCGTGCAGAGCTGGCAACAATTCCCGAGGTCAGGATATCCAGATAATAAAGATTCTCCCTTCTGAATCTGACGGGAATTTTAATATCGTCACCAAATGACTGGCTACCAATTCGACATTCAATTAGGATTGAACGGGTAATATATGTATCGAAAGAATTCTGGAATATGTTGGTCTTGGTCAGCGATAACGTTGCGCCCGCAGAGCCTGCTAACGTACCTGATGACTGTGAACCAATAATTCGCCTGCCTTTAACAACCTGGGTCATACCAATATTTACATCGTCGTCCATACCAAGGTTGCCGGTTATCGACTTATTTAACGTGGTCGCCTTCTGGTTAATTGCTGAAGTAACAAAACCAGTCATGTCACTTCCGGAAACCTGCAAGGTCCCCCCGCCAGAGCCAAGAGCCGATACGTTGTAGGATGGCGAGATTGTCCCTCCGTCACCGCTGTCATTCGCACCGACACCAGTTCTTACCCCTGAGAGTTCAATTTTACCGTCATCAATAATAATAAAGTTTGCGGAATAGTCATTACCCACGGGTTGATTAGCACCACTGCGCCGGACGTTAACGCCGTTTAAAATCCATGAGGATTTCGCCCCGGCGACCACACCTCCCCTTCCGGCCCTGTCGCACAGTTCGCCGAAAATCTGGTTCTCCACCGACTGGTACGCATACCAGTTATCGCCGGTGTTCCATTCGTTCCGGCATCCTCCAAAAAAGTTATTGTTTGCCCCACCGGTAAGGGCCACTCCTCGATCATTAGCATTGATTGTGCAACCAAACATCATGGAGTCTATTAAATTCCTGACTCCATCCCCGTTTCCGGATATTGAGCAGAAATATGCTTTCATTGTTCCGATGTACCTGGCTGTTCCTCCTGAAGCCCAGCCAATCCCGATCGCAAACCGATAAAATCCGCACCCCTCAAGTCGGGTGCCGTTGAACTGGGTTGCAGTATTTGGCGAATAAAAAAGGTACGTTGTTTTATCTCGGCCATCAAAAACAATATCCCGGAATACATGCCTGCCTGTTGAATAAAATGGAAAACTTGCACCAGCTGCTACGCGGATGACGACTCCGCAATTCAGAAAACTGTTATCGTCATCAATTGTATATGGGCGTCGGCAACCCCACCCTATAAATTGAAAACCTAATGGAAGCATTGCGGGGTCAAGCCCGAAATTTAACGCACCGACATTCCACGGAATATCCAGTACCATCACTCCATCAGCTATAGCTTTTTTTAACGCGTAGTCAGCGATAACATTAACGCCAGGAATTGTGAGCAACGCCTGCTGATCAGCTTCAGTAAGGTATTCAAAAATCGAGGAGCGAATGATTCTGGCCAGAGGTGAGGCGTTCCGGTAAACCTTCATTGCTCCTTCGCCTGAACCCAGGTCTTGGCGAAGCGTATCACCATCCATCAGAACGAAGTGAGTAACGTCGTTCGCAAAGCTGGTCGCATCGGTTCCGGTGGTCGTAAAGCCGACGTCAGTAGCAGCATTCAGGCGGTAATACTCATTGTCGTAACGGATGTACTGGTTACGGGCACTAAACTGGAATGGGCCGTCCTGATAATCGCCAAGGAACACGTATCCTGAAGTATTCAGGAACTGCTGAAAGCGGTTTTCTTTATCAGATTGAGATTCTGAAAATGTTGATTCCTGCGCCGATAACTGAGAGGAGAAGCGCGATTCAAATTCATTTGATTTTTCTTCGAAAGAGGATTCCCTTTCGGATTGAGATAATTCAAAGGTATCTTGTTGTTCATTAAGTTGGTTATCAGACTTTACATTGATGCCATGCAGAGTGTCTAACTGCTTACCTGTACGCGTGGTAATAGTTTCATCACTACTATTAGCGAACCTGTCAATAGACTGCATATTATCCCATGCATCAGGTATTGATGCAGACGGCACAGGATTGCCGGTATCGTATTCACTCATGGTCGCCCCAATAAAAAACCGGCATAAGCCGGTTGATTGGTAATGTGTAGATATGTAGATAATGTTATTTATTCTTGATGATTATTTATCATCATAAAATAAACCATCCTCTTTATTGTACAACATGCCTGGCTGGCAAAATGTTTCGTCGCTATATTTTACGACTTCGAAATCATCAGGAGAGTAATTATCATCAGCAACAATAATGTTTTCTACCACGCATTCTTTCAGGACTGCATACTTGCTTACCATTAAGAATATTCCTCAATATATACAATCCCTGCTTTCCCCTGTCCGCCATTGTAGGAGTTGCCAGACATGGCAGCATCATATGCGCCACCACCACCGGCACCATAACAATCCCCTGCCACGCCCCCGCGTGCGCCCCCACGACCACCGCCGCCCCAATATGACGAGCCGCCATTGCCGGGGATAATCAGGGAGCCATTTTGCCCATCAGTGCCGTAACCTCCGGGAAGGTTAACCGAGCCACCAATAGAAATACCGCCTTTCCCACCAGCCAGCGTAGTGATCCCTGATTTCTGACCACCATCTCCGCCCAATCCGCTAATGCCGTTAATGATTGAGGTTCCGCCTGTTCCACCCTGGACAGCACCAACGCCAGCAGAACCACCAGCACCTACAGTGACTGCATAGCTGGATTCAGTTACAGCAAAATAACCAATGGCCGTACCACCAGCACCGCCGCCGCCACCTGAAACTGATTCAGATCCTGAAGTTCCCTGACAACCACCACCACCGCCACCACCGCCAGTAACAATAACTTTTACATGTTTGGTTCCTGGCGATGGGGTGTAGGTCCCATTTGCGGTAAAGCTAACGATATTCTGTAACCGCCCAGGGGAGGACTTGAGGAGGGCGCTTTCGAGACTAGCCAGTAAGGTAGGTAAATTACCGTTATCAAGGGTGTCATCGCCGCTGTTATCAGAAATAAACTGCGCCACAACCGCCGCAATAGTTGATGCCTGCCTTAAAGCTTTGTTGACCTGGGCCGAAGACGCTTTGCCACTTAAAAAGCCAGTTGTTCTGGCCGACAGTGCGTCATAATCAGCTTGTGATAATACGTTTGCCCCGCTACCAGTAGCGAAGGGTTTAAAATCGTTAGTCGCCATTAAAATCTCTCTCCCCATGACCCGCGGTCGAAGCCAGCGATATAGTCATTTTCGATATCGAAGCCAAAAAACTGATAACCATCACTGACGGTCTCTATTTCACGGACACGAACCCCTGCGGCTTTAACCGTCATATAACCGTTCTGAATCGCCCACCATAGCTCGCTGTTAACCTGGTCAATCGGGTTAATGTCATAGCGCGATGGTACGTAACCTGCCGGTAATGCGATAAAGGGGCCTTTATTGACGGCGCTATCCAGAATTAACCGGTCTATTTCACTTAGAGCTACCGATGGGTCACCGAGTATCCAGATAGAAATCGACATATCCTGGTTGTCGACAATAGCCATGCGGATTCCAGACCCGGCAAGGGCGGCATCAAGAATTGAAGGCAGCGAATCGTTCTGACCATCCCAGTTGTTTATCGCCACTTTCACCTTCAGCATTAGCCGATATATTTCATCGCTTAGATCGATAAAACCGTCGTTTGGGTCATATGGTCCCTGCCAAACCCCCTGATCCCAGCCAACCCGCTCGGTGTCCCACGAAAAATAAATCCCGGTTACCGGTGTAGCCACGCGACGGGAACGACCAACCCATTCGCCCACAACGTCGAGTTGCACGCCTACGGCTGTATCAATATCAAAATCGGGTATTAGCCGTGACATTGCATCGGAAACATCACTCAGTGGCCTGGTGGACAGGTCAACGTGTGCAAAGAACTTTGGTTTACCGGCGTGGTAGTTTGTTATGCGGTCAGTGTATCTGCTCATGAGACCACCAGATTAATATTGCTGACGGCGCAGGATGCCGACTGGTCAAAGGCAATATCCACGTTTGCCGCGGCTACGCCACCGGCAGACGTCCCGATCAGCAACTCGGTAATGTCGTAATACCTGGCATTACCTCCACTGACAACACCAAGGTTAGCCGGTGAGTAAACCCGACTGAGAAGAACGCTGGCGCCGATTGCCAGAGAGTTAATGTAGGCAGATACAGCCGCCTTTATCTCTTCGCCAACCTGGGATGTGTAGCCCGTAAGGGGTTCGATAGTGATTTTCACGTAAATGGGCACATCGACGGGCCTTGAAAAACCTACCTGGTGAGGGTTTCCGTACTTATCAGGCACAACAATCACTGTACTACCGTAGGGTGTTACGCCCTGCCCTTTAACACCACGAATGCTGCTTGCAATGACCGTCGCATCACCACCTTCGACAATGGCCGCGATTGAGTGCGGCGGCAGGCCATTTGCATCAGTGTTATCTGTATCGTTCTCATACAGCTTGTGTCGCGTTACGCCGCTGATATTTGCTACCGCGCCATCTACCGCCTCAAACGGCGTCAGAGACGGTAAAGCAACGCTCTGTGATTGCCGGACACGCAATTCAGCATTTGTTTCGGCGGCAACGCCAACGGTAGCCGCTTGAGGGTTAGTTACTGATACCCAGCCACGTGTCGGGGTGTTTATCTTATTGACTGACCCGGCAGGGGCCGCCACAGCGCCAGCAACAGAACACGTCGCTGTAGCAATAACCTTCCCATCAATACCAATTGTCACCTGAGCAGGAAGATTCCAGATGATGCCGTTGGCATCTTTCACAGAGCCGTTTGTGATTAACGTTCCGGCCTCACCTTCGATCAGCTCATCGACCGTAGAGTTTGTCGCAGCCCGGCGAGTGATGCCGTTAATTTTGACGTTACTGGTTAATGCATCGTCCAGCGCCGTCGACGGAGAAAATGACCGGTAAACAGAAATAGCCGTGTTGTTGGCATCGTGAATGGCCAGAGCCACCAGAGCGACCATCTGGCCGTCTTTGCTGTCCGGGTCGAGATAGGCATCACTGCCATAAATCTGCTGAAAATAGCCGGTGATGGTGTCCAGAACGGTCTGATAGTCGGGCGCCCTTATCCCCTCAGTGGTTACCGTTGCCGATAAGCCGAGTGTGTCGAGGTCCAAAGACATTACGCCTCCGAAGTTACTGTTGTTGTCCCGTAGATGGTTTCCACCGTCGCTGTGAACGTTACACGGCGTGTGGTGCCGTCAACAGTGGTATTAAATGCAGTGATTGAGCTAACCCCTTGCGTTTCAAGGATCCGCTTGCGGATAGCGAGGTTGTAGGTATCCGGCTTTTGCTTACCCAGAACGGACTGAATCCATGGAGTACCTTCTGTGGTGTCCAGAAACCACTGTCCGTACCAAAGCAGAAAGCGAGTTTTTATGGCCTGCGCGACAGCCTCGGGGGAGTTAACCAGCCAGGTATCATCACCCTGACCGAAGGTGTAATCCCCATCGTCATCTTCTCTACGGTATCGCATCCCTCACCACCAGCGCACTGCGCTAATTACGCTTGACAGGCCAAACAAGAAGAAAACAGCCCATATCAAAAGGAATTTCCAGTTGGGTAATTTTTCGCCCATGACTCGCAACTCCCGTATCAGTTTGCTAAAATCAATCACAGGTTCCTCGTTAGTAACGGTAACGTTGGACATAAAAAACCCCGCACTGCTTGCAACAGTCGGGGTTTTGTTTTTTCCCCAGTGAAGGGAAATTATTTTGAATTGCCTTACTGGGCAAATTTACTTGTCAGCGGTAACTACCCTCCAAGCGGTGCTGTGTTACTCCCGCCTGATTCAACGCCACCATGCGTATGCTTATCGACAATAGAGCCGTCCACCAGCTGCAGGCGTCCGTCAGGTAGAATTTGAAGGCCGTTCAGGTTAAAACCTCCCGGCGCCGTACCGTCGATAGCTCCGCTGGCAGGATTAAGGCTCAACTTTGTTTCCCCGTCATCGCTGCGCAGCTCTACTGCGCTGGTGCTGATACCGCCGATTTTCTTGGCCTGAGACTGCGGGCCGACAATGCAGAAGGCATCGGATAAATCATGCATGCGCTCGTCTACCGGCTCCTGAATACCTCCGCTTTGCCACCAGAAATCAATACAGCGGTCTGCAAAGATAACAAGGCATTCATCACCATCCTTAACAGGAAAAGTCAGCGTGCAGCCTCCGCCGCGAGGGAATACAACAGGAACATCCACCAACAGTGGGAGGTTTACCGAGACCTCGGCGCCGGATTCGTCCTGCTCTGCGCCTTTAATGGCTGGCTGAACAACAGCGGTGACAGCATCCGGATCAAACGACTGAATGATGCCAGGCATGGAGACGCGCATTGCAGACATGATCGACTGCGCCAGCTGTGCGTCTGCCTGTTCTTTACTGCCGAGCTGGGAGTTTAGTGCTACGGGCATTTGGTTTACTCCGGGCATTAAAAAACCCGCCGGAGCGGGCTTCTTAACTATAAGCTAATAAGAAGGGAGTCTTATCTTACTTTCTATGAACAAGGTTTTGAGAGTATCAGGAGTTATCTCTATAACATCACCGATGTTCAAAGCTTTATCTTTTGCATAATTTCCAACAGAATCAAGGAAGTCATGATGCATTCTGACTAACAATTTAACGTCGTTTACAATAGGATTAAATTCGTACTCCCAATCGCCTTTACTCTCAAGGCAATTATAATAAAAGAAATATATCTCTTCGGCTTTCCAGAAATCGGAATAAGCACCACCTGTGCGCCCCATCTCACGCCCTATTCTTTCATAGTCAAAATTATTGCCATCATAACCATCAGCATATGCACCACAATAGAGCACCTTAACTCTGCCACGAGCGTAATCTCTGACATCACCTATAGTCTCTAAATTTACTTTATAGGCGCATAACGCATAGCCATAATGACTATTTTCCGAGCTGGGAACTTTTAATTCAATTTTTTTTGGATCCCATCCCAAGATGTAGGCTGCAAGCCAATGACCAGCCTCATGCCTTGCTATCCGGTAAACTGCTTTCTTGTAGTCGTAAGCGTTCATTTCCCCTCCTGTTTTTGAAACAGATTAGGGGATTAAATGAGCTTAATCACTACCGCTTGGTGTTTTAACGTTAAATGCATTGTCGGCGGGATTTTCTGGGGAAAATCTTTCTCCATTAACGGGGTAATTAATAAAAATATCCCCCGTTCTCTCCTGTTCACATTTCAGGTCTTCGCAAGGGATAGGCGGATGATCAATTTTTACACCGGTGAGAAAATTTGACATAACGCTTACCTACCCTGCCTTTAAGCACATAAAATAGCGAGCAACCAGATTACTTCACCTTCCGACAGTCGTACGTCCAGAACTCTCTGGGCTCGTCCATGTTCTTGCGGATCACTTCGACGTTGAGGATAGGCTTGCCGTTTCGGGCGACAAAATCCATTCCAAGCCAGCGTCCAGATCTGGCGTCAGGAAGCATCCACTGTATTTTCACATTGTTGTAATCATTTTTTACCTTTAGAAAGGTAATCTTCTGCGACTCTGGCTTAGCGCCGTTTATCCGCGCAAATCCATCCTGCGCCTTCCAGTTGATCCCAAACGGTCCGCAGGAAGTATCCGCAAAAGCAGGGGCAGAAAGGAAGAGGGAAAAAATACAAGCAGTAATGATTTTCTTCATGAGTATTGCGCCGCATCCAAACCTTTTGAGTTGAGCAAATCCCGAGCCCCTTTCGCCAGACACAGCAGGTCCATATACCACGCCTGCCCGCGAGTATCGCCAGTATAGTCAATGCTGCCGACAATGTAATCACCGTCGGTATTGATTGCCGCCAGCTGCGACCCGGGAAGCCCATCGACATAGATGTTACCGTCTGTGGTACTTTCGCCTAATAGACCTGGTGACTGACCAACCTGATCATTACCGAGAGCCTGACGATATACAGAGGCCTGATCCAGCCTGATAAGCCCCCCAAGCTTAATATTCGGGTTTATCAGACAGCGTACATTCACCCCGGCGCCCATCGTCTGCTGAGGCATACCGATCAGGCCGGTATTGGCGTTCAGTACAATCGCTTCCTGTATGTACTTATCATCAGGAACAATATGCACCTGGTTGTTTTCGTACCACCAGTTAGCCTTACATTGCCCTGCAAGGCTGTACATCAGGCGTCCAGTGTTCTGATAAATAGTACGGCCGCGGGGGAATACAGTTGGACCAAAATCCGGCCTGCTTCCCTCTGTAATGCCATAAGGGCTAAGGGACTGCATACCCAAATCAAACAGGTCAGCATGCTTCCAGCCTGCCGATACTGTCGTTTTCACGCTGGCGTTGAGATGCCCCTCCCAGCCATCAATACACTGGATGAGCACCCAACTATCGGTGACGTTATCTTTTCCGGTAACGGTAAAGCGAATATCACCGTTAAAGATGATCCCCACATTTTTATCAGGATAGTTGCCGCTGCTGTCTGCTGTGCCGTTATACCCGGCAATAGCCCTTACACGAGTAAATTCTTTACCCATGATCCGGTTTTGAGTCTCCGGCGACAGATTGTAGATTTTGAAGTTACCCACGAATCCGTTAAAGATAGTCGCGGGCATCTTCTGGATATTAAACGTCACCTTAAAATCCGACAGCGAAATCCCATCACCCTTATCGTCAATAAGCTGCAGCTCAAAGTGCCGCATCCAGTTCTGAGACATAATCACTCCGTTACTGCGTAGAGATGGCTTTTAATGCCGAGGTCGGTTTGGGTTGGATTATCATTTGCCGGGTCGTCGCAATTGACATAGAGCGAAAAGCCAAGCCCGAGATAGCGATACTGCGCCAGCAGGTTGGCGCCGGTGATAAGCGGGATCCCCTTTATCAGGTCGGCCCCGGTACTGTCCATGATATCCAGACACCAGAAAGCACCACGCCAGGTAACAGCCATTTGCAGACTTTGACCTGCCACAGATATGGAGAATCGCTGGTTTTCTGGTGATAGAGGGATTTCTGAAACAGCCATTTAACCTCCCGAGATGAAACCGACAAACCGGCTTAGTAGCGACTCATCTTTCGGAGTCGGCGTCTTTACCCCTGAGTTTTGCACCGCTGACGTGTTCACCCCCTCTTTCATGTTTTCCTTCGCTGCCACGCTGACTGTCTGCGTCTGACTGGTGATTATTTCCCTGAGCGTAACTGTCGCCATCAGTACGTTTTCGCTGGTACGTTCGGTCGTCACATCCAGAGAGCGGATCACCATATTGGTATAAAGACGTTTCCCGGTGGTCACATCAAGCAACTGCCTTTCCTGCTGCATTTTGAGCAGCTCAGCATAGACTTCCTTAGGCCCCATGTTGTTAAGGGGCGTAGACAGCCCGATGCCTGCTGTATCATAAAAATCCAGCAAGGAACCACCACCAGCAAAGCCTATCTCCATAACGACTTCTGACGGGCGCCGATATGCATGGTCTGCAATGAACCCTGTTCCTGCGCTTGTAGGCCTTTCAACTGGATGCTCTGTCACCTCCAGAGCATCGCTATGACGCTCTGAAACCACCACGTCGGGTATCATCAGACCAATACGGCGGCTCCGCTGCTGGAAAAGGGTTGAAAGAATATCCATCAGCTCGGCCCCCGGGTTAGTTGCTGGGTTGCGCGTGCATTAACGTTGCCCTGGCTTTCAGAGACGATTTTCCCCGCCTCTCTCGGATCGCTGACACCAGAAATGTTGATGACGGTATTCTGGTTCAATGTCGCGCCAGCCCCCGGCATATTGCTCAATACCTTGGGGATATATTGCCTGGTTTCCTGCGGCATCAGCGCCATGCCGTACTTCTGCACGTTACCAATCCCCCAGTTATAGGAGGCCAGAGCTTTACCCAGATCGCCGCCGTTCTTCTGCAGGAGCATCGAAAGATATCGCGCCGCCGCTTCCGCTGACTTGATCGGGTCGAAGACATCATTCCCGTGTAGCCCCATATCCCGAGCGGTACCAGGCATAAACTGGAACATCCCTTGTGCGCCAGCACCGGATACAGCGAACTGATCCCCCCCTGATTCAGTGATAGCGACACTTCGCAGAAGACCAGAAGGCAGGTTATACATAGCCTCCAGTTTACCCATCATCGGAGCCATCCATCCAAGCAACTGAGCCCCTGCTTTTGAAGGTGACGGTCGTTTAACTGATTGCCCGTACTGCGTGGCATCACCATTCCACCAGTCAACAGCCTTATCCCATAACCCCTGCCCGACAGAGGCGGCACCCTGAATAACTGGACTGTCACTCCACGCTGCGGCTGCGCCTTTAAGCGAATCCCATGCGCCGGAGAAATCACCACTAATAACCTTTCGCAGCGCATCCACCAGCGAACCAAGGATTTTGATTGAACTGCGGACGCTTTCGATAATCTGGTCAAACAGCCATTTGCCATTAAATTTCGACGTGTCGATATTAATGAATTCAAGGAATCGCTTACCCAGATCGAGAATGGCAGAACCTAGGTCTTTAACCTTCACATAGATGCCACCGAAGTCCTTACTCAGGCTGGCAAAAGCCTTTTGGGCATATTTGATACCCGGCTCCCATTTTCCCCAGTCTATAAGCGACTGGCCGCCTTCTTTCCATGTGCGGTAATCGTCGTAGAGACCTATCAGCGCAGCACCCAGCATAATGACGCGCCCAATAGGCGACATCGCAAAGGCACTATTCAGGAGACGCCAGGCAATCATTAGCGCCCCAAACACCTCGATAACCTGTCTGGTTTCGGTACCGAGTGATTTCCACCAGTTGATAATGTCCCCGGTGAGCTGTATCAACCGATAAACCACCCGGCCAATGATTTCACCAAACCACAGGACACCTTTGATACCAGCAGTGATAGCCCCTTCAATTTTCGGGAAATTCTCCATGATCTGACGGCGCAGCCTGTCGAGAGAGCCAGCAAGTCCATCAGCGAGACTGGAGCCGATTTTATCCCGTGCCATGCCTGCCATCAGCCCAAAGGAGCGCAGCGAGGTCATGAATTTATTGGAGCTGACGGCGGCCACATCGGCGTTATAGCCGATCGCCTTCGCCATCGCGGTGTATTCGCCACTAAACTGGCCGATACCGCGACGCATTGCCATCAGGGTGTTTTCATCCAGACCCAGCATCTGAGCGTACTGGTTCGCGCGGTAATACGGCATGCTGCTAAGACGCTGGCCGACGCCGGTAAAGATCGTCGCCATATCCCGCATGTTGCCGCTGGCATCACGCGTTTGAACCCCCAGCCGGTTGAGGAAACCCTCAGCGCCGGGATTGTTACGCATGAACCGGGCAAGATTTTCGAGAGAGCCGCGGGCCCCGTCGACACTGCCGCCAACCTGACTAACTGCATACCCTATCTGCTTAATACCCTCTACCGTCGCGCCTGTGCGCTGAGAGGCCCAGTACAGGTCGTCGAGACCGCTGGCAATTTTCGCGGTGAATGCAACGACGGAAAGCGCCGCCGCCTCAACTTTGACGCCCAGCTCAATCGCTTTAAGCGTTGTCCCGGCAACGACGGCATCGAATTTTCTGGCGCCAGCCTCATCAACTTTGAACCCAAGCGAGATCAGAAAGTCCTTGAGCGTTTCAGCGTTCATTAGCCTCTCTCCATTTCGCTATACGGTTTTCGTTATCGGCTTTCAGGTCCAGCCAGTCATTCATACGGGCAATATCAGCCAGGTCTACTGATCCATCTTTCAGGGCGGTGTAGGGGATGAGCCCGGCATCCACCGGGCGCATCAGGAAATCCTCGCCTTCTGGCATGGATTCCAGGGCTGGACCTATGGCTGGGTAGGCGTCTCGCTGGCGGGGAGTTCTTTCAAAAAATTTCCCAGACTATCGGCGACCACCCGCGCCACCAGCTGCAGCATAGTAAACAGGTCGATATCGTCGAACATAAGCACGCCCTGATCGAAGACTTTCGCCCAGCCCTTTTCGTGCTGGCGGGAAACGACACTCAGGCACGGATAAATCACCGCGTTAACGTCGTCGTCCGGCAGCGCTGCCAGCGTATCGGCAATTTTCGGCAGTACGCTTTCCAGCACAGCGCCGGAGTTACCGGCGGCGACCTGAGCCTTCAGCGTAGAGAATTCACTGACCAGACCAGCCAGCACGGGCAGAAGCTTACGACTGACCTTCAGCTGCTGGAAAACGTCGAGTTTCGCTGTGCGGTAGTTAACGCCCTTAATTTCAAATTCCATCGATTAAAACTCCCCCAGCAGTTGGTCAATCTTACCGGCGTCAAATACCCACGACACCGTATTGCCAACCTTGGCGTTAGCGTGATCCGGCTGCTTCTGGAATGCGCAGCTACGCGCGGTGGTGATATCGCCTGACACCTTGTTTCGGATGACAATCACGTTATTACCCCAGGTCGCCGAGGACTGGCTCTGCGCGTTATACATCAGGGACAGTTTTTTGTTCACCGGGGACGTTTTCAGCAGGGTAACTGTGATGGTGCCACTCTTACCGGCGTGCAGGCTGTGCATCACCTCACCATCGGCGCCGACGGTCATGGTGTTTTTTGCCTCGGTCATCGCAACCGTAATACCTTCTTCGGAGTTCGCCGAGCCGTAGCCCAGATCGATACTGCCGGTTGGGCCCGTCAGGGATGCCGAGACGTCAATAAAACTATAGGTTCCGCTCATGGTCGCTCCTTATCGCACCACATTGATCTGCACGTCGGCATAGTGAATGGCACCCGCCAGTTTGATCGCCGCCTGAATCACCGGCGACTTACGCGCTTCCCTGTCGGACTGCGCCTGGTTATCTACTGAATCGGCGTAGACGTAGTAACCCTTGGTCAGTGTGTCACCTGATTCAATCTGGCCGATCGGGCCGCCATTCCATACACCCGGAGCAATAAGGCCGTTATTTACCGCCTGATCCAGTGAGGCTTCGACGTTGGTCATTAACCGGGTTACGCCCGCGTCGGTTTGCGGAATTTTGGTATTCGAGGTGTACAGCAGGTTGTAAAGGTTGGTCTGAACGTAGTTCTGCAGCCAGTCCAGCCCGTGGCGCTCATCAAAGAAATCACCGTTCGCCATGACACCCTGCTGGATAATCGCTGTATCGTTGGCGTAGTAGACGTAGACGTTACCGTTAATGGCATCAATAGCGGACGCCTGCGCGGTCGTGAGCGTTTCGTACGTCACGCCAGGCTCGGTTTTGAATTTCAGGGTGATCGTGGTGTTGTTGCCGGTGAAATTCACCGTAAACGCACGGCCAAATGCCGAGATAGCGGCGTATTTGCTGCTGGAGCTGTACTGCCAGAACGTACGGCTGTAGCCGGCGGCTTTCAGCTTATAGCCGATGTTGTCGGTATTCCCCGAGACCAGCACATTCACATCATCAGTGGTAACGGCCAGAATGCGACTCAGGCTGGATGCCTCGATCGCCGCAGCAACCGAAATCACGTCAGCCTCAACCAGATCGGCGCTATCGGCAATCGCCAGCCCGTACCAGTTGGTATATTGCAGAGAGGCATTAACCGCCTGCAGCAGCGTTTCAACTGTGCCATCTTCACCTTCCGCCAGCGTCTTCGCCCAGCGGCCGATATAGACCAGCGTCGGTTTTGGTGATTGTGAAAAGAAGATGGTCGCTGCTTCGTATTCCGGGGAGTCAACGCCAAAATCATCGCCGATATCTTCAATGGCCGAATACTGGCGAATGCGCTCGGTAACCGGAATAACGGTAGAGGTTCCCAGAATGAGGAGCGCACCGAAGTTTCGCCCCGTTGCCGCTACCGGTGACATGATGACGTCAACGTTAACGACATTGGAAACAGGTAAGCCCTGTGCCATGTTTTAATCTCCAAAAAATTGCACTGGCGCGTCGACCAGCGATTGAATGCCGTACTGGCGGATGATTTTGCGGCGCAGGTCAACGCTGATATCGTACCGGCGCACCCACTGGTTATTGATGAGTTCGGGCAGATTGAGGATCCGCCCATGCTGCAGAAATGTCAGGCCTGAGCGGTTGAGCTCGTCATTGTTCTGCGAGACCAGCAGACCGTCACGAAAGCGCGTGGCCATTGCCAGCCCCTGCGGGCCATAGAAGCACAAGATCAGGCTCACGGTCTCATGCGACCACTGTTCGGTGTTCTCTTCGCCCTGCACGTACGCCGGGTTGAAGTCCTCCTGAATGCCGGTGATACCGAACGCGCACCAGGTGGTGCCGTTTTTGGGTATCTGCTTTTGCGGGTCAGTCCAGCGTGGGTAAACCAGCGTGGCAGCCAGCCCTGTCACACCCCGTATCCAGCGGCTGATTAGCCGTTCCAGATCCTCATCGTAGGGCGGTGAATCACCGACGGGGGTCAGATATCCCGCCGTTGTGCTGTCGTTACTCAATCGGCGTTCCCCCGTCAAATTCCAGCAGCTCGCAATGCGCCTGAACGAACCCGGCACCGTACGCTGTATACGGGTCGACAAACGTCACACGATAATCTCGCCCGCGGTAGGTTACGATATCGGCATCTAATCCGGGTTGCCCCTGAGTAAGCCTGAACTGCGTCACGATGAGAATGGCCCCGTTGATGTTCTGTCCGGCGGCCATACGCTTAGCCTCAAGCGAGCGATCGACGGTTACGACACCAGAGAACGGAATAGCCTGCGCGGTATTGGTCGGAAAATTATCTTCGTCCACCGTCTGCACCTGTCGATAACACACCAGGGACAGGTCGACAAAGTCCGGATCAAGCAGAACATCAGTCACATCGAGAAACGGCATTATTTTTTCCTCACGACATACTGAATCGCTCTGAAAAGGAATCCGCGGGCACGTAACGGCTTATCGCCGAGGATGGGCGGTTTCATTTCTCTGCGCTTCTTGATGGTCTTTTCAGATAGTGGGGTCAGACGATCGCCTGCCTCAATGACAGCCTTTGAGGCATCACGCGCAATCTGGCCTGCGGCTTCAAGATGCATCGACGCCACATCTGCCTTACCTTCAAGCGCAGACTGAGCGGCCAGCTTTAAACGCTCGGTCGTTTTATCCCGGGAATCCTCAATGCCCATGTCCAGAAATGGTCTTGGCGGCAGAGTAACGGTCTCCCCGTCTATCTCTACGGTTGCCCCGGTGGACTGGAGATACCCCAGCTCAGCGTTGCTCAGCGGCGCATCATCACGCGGAGGACCTGCCGGGATACCAACCAGCACATCAGTGCCTGACAGTTGTTTCAGCGCATCCAGAACGACACTGTAATTGTCTTCCCGAATTGTGAGCCCGCTTTTCATTCCGGCGTCCCCAGTTGAACCGCTCCGGCACCAAACATCATCAGGTATTCCCAGAACTCCGATCCGTAACGGGTGTTGTTCCAGAAACCGGCATTAGGGTCCAGGGTTGCGCTTGCGTCATAACTGGCTGAAACCTTATCCACTGATTTCGCGGTCTGTATGCCGCTATTTACACCACCAGCAGTACCCACAGCCATACCACGCATATCGGCAGCGTAAAGGTACATGTAGTGCGCAACATACAGCCCGACGATGTAGGGAAAGATATCCACGCCAAAGCGCGACTCACTCAACATGGCATCAGCAAGATTCAGTCGAGTCTGGATCATTGGCGTGGGGTACTTTGTATCGTCAGCGAACTGCGGAAAGGTTGCCCTGAACTGCTCAGGCGTCGGCAGACTTTGATTTCTTGCCATTATTGGTAGTCTCCGGCAATTGCGCTTCGAGTTCAGCAATACGCGCGTCTTTCTCGGCGATTTTTGCTTCCAGCTCAGCAATGCGCGGGTCTTCTGCGACCGCTGGCGCTTCGCCATCCGGAGAACAGTGCGCTTTTACGAACCAGTGATCAGCAACCGTGTCATCAACGTCGTGGAAGCCAACCGGGAAATGCTTTTGCTCTTTGCCGTCGTTGAAGTTAAACGGGGAGAGTACGTAAATCTTTTTCATTGCAAGTCCTCATGAGCGGCCCTTTCGGGCCGCCGCAGGTTAGATGCCGTCGACGTAGGCCAGAGTTTCCGGATAAACCGGCTCTACTGCACCGAGCTTGCCGTAATAGGTTACGAGCTGATACAGGCCGCGATACTGGATCGGCACGCTCATCAGCGGAACCATCGGGAAGCGAACGTATTTCTTGTCGTTGGTGTAGAACATCATGCGATCAGAGTTCGACACGCCACGACCTTTCGCCCATTTCACCGGACGGATGTTCAGAGGACGCCCGTTCTGGTGGTATGCGATGGTGTTGGTTTCCAGATAGGTCAGCAGGGACTGGTTACCAGCGCTGGATACGATGGTGCTTGCCAGCAGAGAGAACTGCTCCGGCGGGATCAGCAGGTCCGTCGGTACCATGGAGTAAGCCGAGTTGGCCCACGCAGCACTCAACCCGGCATTAATGCTCGCCCGGATTTCGTCAGCGGTGGAGGTCGCCCAGGTCTTCGCGGCGTTGGTCGGCGTTACCTGCGTCAGGTTCAGCAGGCCTTTAACGTCCAGACCGGAATCGCCGATATAAACCTGCTCGTCTGTGTCCATGTTCCACTTCAGCTGCATGCCGTCGTACTTCTGTGTGTCGATCGGGCGACCAACCTGCGCAGCTGCCTGCAATTCGGGAACGGTCCATCCCAGCTCCATACCCCAAAGGGTAAGCGGGAAGCCAGTTTTTGCGATGTCGACGTTAACGCCAGCCAGCGCGGTAGGGATTTTGCTCAGCCAGTTTTTACCGTTGGCGTTCGGTGTACCGGCAGCGGCAAAGGTGGTGTTAGTGAAAGAGCTGATCTCGTCAGCAATAGACACGTCTTCACGCAACTGGATATCGCGCGACCAGGTGAAATTCACCAGCGGCAGATTCAGTGTCTGATCGAGACGCTCCAGCTCATGGACAAGAAAGGCACCAGTGCCGTCGACTGTCGCCTGGTCAAATGTCATTGGCATTTGCGATTTCCTTAAATATTGAAGGCCAGCTCAATGTTGCCGCTGGTGTCGCCAGGGCCATTGAAGTAAGCGTTAGTGATCTGGACGGTATTCGAGCCATCAGCGGCGGCAAGGAACGCGCCGAGAGGGCTTGAGGCGGATGGTGTGGCCACTCGCATGTAGACCGGGCCATGCAGCGCAACGCTGGATGCATCCGCGCCGATGTTTACCGTGACGTAACCACGGACCAGGCAATCGCCGGTGAAGTTTTTACCGCTGCCTACCTGCTGGACTTTATCCGGCTGGCTGGCGGTCGGATACGGACGAACGTAAATGCCCACCAGCACCGACGCTGTATCGCTCGCAGCGATTGGCACAAATTTCCCGGAGGAAATCTTGCCGCCAAGGCCGTAAGCGGGAAAAAGGTTGGAGGAGTCCAGCAGTTGAGGTTCAACCGTCAGATCCTGCGGACGAGAAATTGCCCCGGCGATGCCCGCAGGCATCCGGTAAAGAAATGTATTACCCATTGGTTAGCCTCGTTTAGACCAGAATTCCTGCGCGGCCTGATTCATACCGGCAATGGTTTTAACAGTGGTGGCAGTCTGCGTTTGCAGGCTGTCGACGGTTTTGGTATTGCGGTTTTTAGCCAGCTCAGAAACAGCTGTGAAAGCCATATCCACCGTGGCTTTTTTCAGCTTGCTGATATCGGCATCACCGACAATAGAGCGCACCAGAGATTGATCGGCAGAGGCGAGCACCTGACGCTTGAATGCTGTCGGCTTCGCCTTTTCTGGCAACTGGATGCCTGGCTGAATCAGATCGGCACGGTAAGCGGCGTCGCCGGTAACCTTACCCTCTTCTTCCTTTTTCTCCTCTTCGTCCTCGGCATCGCCGGTTCCAGGAGCAGTTGCCGCAGGCGTGAGTTTGGCCACCGCCTCAATCAGCGCCTTACCCCATGCAGGAATTTCTTCCTCGGCATCGCCGGTTCCAGGCAATGCCGGGCCGGGAAGCGGATTTTGCGGCGCAAGGTTGATGACCACTCCGCCAGGTGTCATAGAGGTCGATACGTCGTTATCGCCCGTGACATCATCAGGCGGGTTATCAATGAGACTTGCCATTTCGGCAGCGTCCCCGGTTTTACGGGCCTTCAGGAGCCGGGTAAACCAGTTTTTAGTAGTGCTTGGCATAGAATCCCCTATTGCACAACGGAAACCGGCCCGCCCGTTAGGGACAAGGGCCAGATGGTTAGCGGTAATCGCAGATTGCTTTGCGAGACCAGGTGAAATCTGTTCGTAATCGGCGTCGTACCCGCAGCTGACCTCGTCATCACCATCATCAATTGCCTGCAGGGCTTCCGGGGTTTTGACGATGACATCAGCCAGCAGCAGATCGGTTTTATCGTCCGTGCCACGTCGTACGTTCTGGATGTGCCCGTGAGCCAGCTGGCGCCAGTTATCAGGGGTAACAAAGATGATCTGCCCGTCAAAATCTCGCGGATGGCCGATAGTGACTGCCATTCCTTCGAATGACGCCATGGCTCGCTCGCTGAACACCTCTTCTGGCGTCCGGCGTACGATGACCTTCCCTCTGTCGTTTGGGACAAGCTCAGGCCGCTCTGTGGCGTCGTACTCCAGCTCACCAGTCCTTGCGATCGGGACGTCCTTAAACAGGACTGACCCATCAGTAAGTTGAAAGCGAGTATTACCCAGGCGGGTTTTAAAGAAATATTTCATGGGTTACCTGCTGAATGGCGGGCAAAGAAAAGGCCGCTGAATAGCGGCCTCGTTGTTAGTTACTATTTAATCTTTCTCGTAATATCTTGGCTTTCTCAAGCTTTACTTTTGCCGATTCGAGAGTTTCTCTTGCTTGTTGCACCCTCCTGGCATCCTTGTTTGGATTATTTCCACGCCCTCCCCAGTCCGGGCTAGATATCCTTTCCCAAGCTTGTTTTGCGGATAATAAATAGCGTTCAGCACCTTCCACATCAGAGGCATTTCTTAACCACTCTAAATAGAAATTGGTAGCTTCTTCACAATTTTTTAAGAAATTCTCAATATCAGATTTTCTTGTTTTCCCCGTTGGCAGCGAGAATGGGCACCATTCAGATTGCTCTAGGGGTCTAAAATACCAAGAATATACCCATTGCCCGTTGATAAAATCGCGTTCATGGGTGAATTCTAACCCGTTAAGCTTATGTATGTTTTGCTTCATTTGCTATCCCTATCGAGTTGTTACTAATGCATTATTTTCTAAACTCAGGGATCTGCACTTCTGGCCAGCAATCGCAGTTCGGCAGGCATCCGGCGTGTCCGGTCATGCCGTCAAGCGTTGGCGGGTTATCCCAGCGCACAAATTTATCTTTCATTCCTCGGTGCGATGGCCTGGTACCAGCCCCCTTGATGCGCCACCAGTACCCCTCAGAGCCAACTGACAGCGCCCGAGCCTGAGTTAATGCGGTAGTTGCGCGGCCTATCTCAGTGCGGGCTATCATCCGCGCCCTGCTGGCCGCCACGTCACCGGATTGCATGATCATCTCGTAAAGCTGATCTGGACGCTCACCATGGATGACAGCCTTTATCGCACGCTCCTGAATCTCCCTGACACGTCCGGCCGCCTCTAATGGCAAAGATTTCATATAGCGAATCTGCCGGTAAACGGTGTCTTGTGCCACCATGCCGACAGGAGTGTTACTAATCACGTCACGCAGACCAGCGGATATTTCTTCCGAAACAGAGCGCCACTGATTCCACTCTTCACGCTCCACCTGGGCAAACATCTTTCGACCGACCATTTCGGCCCAGTCGTCGATCACCCCGGAGTAGTCAACAAGCGATTTAGCAATGCTCTCAGCGCTTGCCTGTGAACCATCGTAGGAACCCGTGACGATTTGATTTATCTGGTCGACTATCGCCAGTAGGCTTTTCTGATACTGGACCTCCGATCGGCGGCGGAGGGCTGGTTTCAGATTCAGTCTCCTGCCACTGTTTCGCCGCATTCTGGATATCCTCATCGCTAATTGAAGCACCGATGCCGGTAACGTCAGACAGCTCGCGCAAATCAGTCAGAGCAGCAGCCGGCGACATGCCCAAATCACGCACCGCGGTTGCAAGAGCGGTAGTTGTGTTGGTTGCCACCGTGGAGCGATCGGTGTCGCTCATCTGCCACAGGGGGTTAAACTCAAAGGTGAAATCTTGCGGCAACGGCTCGCCAAACTCTGAGCGATGCAGTACATCGAATAACAGGCGGATGTGAGGCCGTAAATCTCGCTCCTGAAGCGTTCCAACGTCGTCGTAGTAGTTCGCGAGGTCAGCGTCACCGGTTGAAAAACCCTTCGGTGACTGGCGGAACAGACGGACAAGAGGAATGCCAACAGCACCCGCGATATCCTCTTTAAACTCGCTAAGCAGGTCAGACAGGCCCGCGAAAGAATAGGAATGTGTTTCAAATTCGTCCTCCGAATCAAACAGGGACATACCCTCGTTCGTCTGGTACTGGCGAACTAACTCCATTTGTTTAACCAGCGCTTCGAATGGTTTACCGCCCATGGCGATAATTTCACGCAGCTTTTTAATCTTTGCCGTTCGCAGATGTGCCTTGTAGGCAAGCTGGGCGGCGCCGACGCTGGTGCTATCGTAGGAAGTCAGGCGATCGAAGATGCGCTCGACAATGGACATGCCCCACTCGTTTTCGGTGATTTTCTGCTGGTAGGGCAGTTTCACACCATCCATGCGAATCAGTCGGCTGTGGTGAACGGTCCACGCAGGAAGCCCCTGCGCCGTCGTCACGATGTCATAGAATTCTGGCTTGCCGAGATTGGGGCCAAGCGCCTTAATGCGCCTGGTGAGCTGTGGGTTAATCATCCAGCGGTCAAGTACAGCCAGACCTTTAAAGCTGCCCTTGCCAACCTTATCCAGCACCAGCGGCGTCAGCGGTGCCTGACCTTCAATCAGAATCAGCGCCACCGCCCCGCCATACAGCCGGGACCATTTCAGCGTCTCGTTGATGCAATCCCAAAGCTGAAGCTCATCGAACCGTGATTCCAGAATGCCACGACGTTTCGGGTCAATCTCACTGGTGATCCGCACGCCCTTTTTGGTCATATCGTCCGCTTTCGAATCGACTGCGGCACCAATAATCCAGGAGGAACGATAAGCCCACTCGATGAGCAGGCGGTTGCGGCTGGTATAGTTCGCCCTGTAGGTCGATGCGGCATGCTGGTTAGGCTGCTGCATTCCGACACGGGCAACAAAGTTATCGTACGAATCCGCCGTGGCGACTCGTCCTGTTTTCTTCGCCATGGTGACTATTCTCCGGCTTTTTTGGTACTCGTGGCGGATAGGATAATTTGTTAAAAAATGACCCGATTTAACTTATGTTGTGCGGAAATTCAGTTCATGAAATGTCCGCCAAAGGCTTATTTATCTGGGTTAAGTGGCTAAAAGCGCGTGAATAAAACATGCATAAACAGGGTCGAAAAATGAATAGCGTGAATTTTGCGTGAAACGGTTATTTCCAGGTATTTAGCTGTTTCCCAGCGCTTCCCAGATATCCATTGCCGTATCGGTTGGAGCAAACGCCATGATGAACGCGTCGGCCACGTTCGGCGATGGTACGTCACGCTTGGCGAGGTCTTTCTTGCTTTCCACCATCACGCGACCGTTTTTGTCAAAATCACGGTGCGGGGTGGTAAGTTCCAGCTTGAGCTTTTCCAGCAGCGGACAAGATGAGTCGATGCTTATCAGCTCATCTACCGGGTACTGCTCGCCGTTCTTTACCGCGTTGAAGGTGTTACGGAAGCGATCCGCCACCAGCCACCAGGCTTGCGCTTTGAGGTTGGCGAAAAAATCCTTGTTCGGGATGCCAATATATTCGTAGTCCGGCTCATTCACACCAGCGCCAGCATTGAATCGCTGATAATTGATGCGGGATGCATTCATGTTTTCGCGCTTACGATCCTCATTAATTTCTGAGAATTTCGCGCCAGCAGATGCCCCAACGCCGATTGAGTCGTAGACAATATCAGCATCACGCTCCAGTGCCGCCTGATACGTACGCTGGCAGCTCTTCAGCAATTCGTCTTCTTTCGCCTTCCACTCATCCGCCCAATACACGACGGAGCCGTGACGATAGACGTTAGCGCACTTATCGGCGCCGCTATCAGCAACGTCGAAGCCAATACGCTTGCGCCCGCTCGGCTCGAAATTAAGGACTTTATGGGCATCAACGGCCGCCTCAATCCATGACAGCTTGATAATGGCCGCATCATCATCCGACTCTGGCACGCCTTCGTAGACATGCTTAAACCCATCCGGATCCCGGCGTTTAGCGGCGTCGATAACCTTCAGCATGGTGTCGGACAAAAAGGGGTTTTCATCGTAGTTGATTTTGCGTATCAGCGTATCTTCTGGCGGATCGACCACAAAGTTACGCCACACGAAATCAGTCACCAGCCCGGGGTTAAAGATAAACCAGCACTCTGATCCCTCTTTACGGATGGTTGGCTCCAGTATCTTCCACTGGTATTCCGTCAGCGCGTGGGCCTCTTCAAGCCACAGAACGCTGATACCCTCCAGAGACTTAATCTCTTCAATGTTGCGCCAGAGCCCATAAAAGACGAATTCAGACCCGGTCACCCGGTTAATGATTTTGTTGTTCAGAATGCGGAAACGATGCCGCAGGCCAAAGCGGTCAATCTGAATTTTGAGCAGGGTATATACCGACTCTTCAATTTTGTTCTGGATCTGACGTGCACAGCAAAAGCGCAGGCTGTATTTATTCGACAGAAATATGGCTATGCCAGCGGCATCCCACGATTTTGACGATGACCGGCCACCATAAAGCACTTTGTTACGCGCCTGCGTCGTCCAGAAGCTACGCAGGACCGGATTCAGCGTCGGTTTGGATGTCAGAGTAGAAGTCATTGAGGTCACGCTCTCCGTTGCCATCATCAATACCTGCATCACGGCGAAGACGATCGGCCTCCAGCGACACCTTATCAGTAGCAGCCTTGCGATAGTCTGTATCAGCAAATATTTTGCCTACCGTCGCAAGCGTGCCGACGATAGACTCAATACGAACGGTATTGCGCATCATCGCCTTCTCGGCGGCGCTGATATTTTCCATCAACACCTTTCTTTCCTGGTCCCCTTCAGCATCATCCAGCTTGGTCAACCACCGGCCAATATTCTCTGCGGCGACAAGGTTGTTAGCCCGAAGGCGAAATAATTCGTCTTCGAGTGTCAACGCTTTCGCGTCTTCAATGACCTCATCTTTAAGCAGAAGACGCCGGGCGTAACCACCATGCTTTAACGCCTGCTGGTTGCCGGGTTGGAATGGGTTGGTCGGCGGATCGGTACGCACCCCGCGTATCGGTTTCGTATCTGGTGGAGGCTCGGCTTTTGGTTGCGTACTTTTTTGCGTGCGGCCAGCGCTGGCAGGCTTTTCGCTGGTACGCGCCTTACTCTTTTGCGTACCACTTTGCGTACCATTTTTGCGTACCTGCGTACCGCTATTGCGTACCCAGTCAAATTTTTTAGCCCTCTTCCTGATAGCCCCTTCAGTAACGCCGTATTTATCGCCTATATCACGGAGACTAAGGACTCCGGCCCGGTATGCCGATTCGATGGCCTCCCAGTCCGGTTTTGCCATAATTTTGTCCTCGCCTTGACATTATCGAGCCACCTCTTGAAGTGACTCTGTAATGCCATCAAGCTAAAACGCCGACCGTCTGTTTTTCTACTTTGTCTCTGGCCAGAGAAATGCAGAACCGCACAAACAGGGATGAAAGCGCATAACACACTGCGGTAAATACCCAGCCGCCGTAGGCAAGTAGAGCGATGGTCGCCATCATGCAGAACCAGCCCCACCATCGAGCAATGACGTTCTTACGCCGGACAATCTTCCTCAGCGACTCCAGCACAGACTGACGTGATTTCTCATCAGTTATATGCTCTGCACCATGTGCGAGAAATATTGTGATAATGCCAACCACCCCACCAAGAAATACCACCACCCAAAACGCAGCAGCAGCCACGTTAAGGACGTTGCTTTGCCCTGTGACCGACCCAAAAGCCAGCGCCGCAAGCAACGCGTAATAGAGGCCCTTATCAATCATGTCGATTAAAAACTTTTTCATGCTGTTTTCCTTTTAGATGTGAGCCTGTCGCACGGCAGAGCCGCCGAAAGTTAACGGTTTGCCCAAGCTCACCGCTGAAATACTTTCTTTGATGTGCGCGAGCGATGCGCATAAAAAAGCCCCGCGATTGCAGGGCTGTATCTCATAAACTGAAAGTAAATGGATGAAACTATTTTTTTATGTTTTCGAAAGTGGCTTCTACCATTTTCTTTCCAAACTCACCCATATCTTTATACATAACCTTTAAAAAGTTAATTGTGTTTGACGCTGCACCTTCCAATTTCCATTTACATGCAATAAAATTACAATTAATTAAATTAAAAGGCTGCAATCCTTTATATACAATTTCGCAATTTTCAAAAACGCACTTTTCGAAATGGTTGCCATCCAGTTCGACGACAGTATTATTAAAAGTGCTTGAAATAAATTTATTCATGTTAATTCAAAGCCTTGCGTTGCATCAGTATCCTTGACATCATTACCGATCATTTTACCATTGGCCTGCATGAATCCTTTATCGTTGCTATAATCGCTTGGAGCATAAAGTGCAACATGATTAAAATTCAGCGTCAAAAAAAACACTATTACAAGCCCTGCCGGGAAAAACATTAAAAACCAAAGATATGTACTTTGTTGGGAATCATTAAGAAAAGGTAATACGAGGTTTGCAGAGACCTCTACTATCCCCGCAAAAATACCGATAATCGTTAACGGGTTTTTTATGTGGTTTATCGCGGACAACGCAGAACCCTCCTGAAATCATTTAGGGGGATTATATCAGCAACTAAATCAAAGAGCATCATCATAGGCAATAATTGAATGCCAGTTGTCATGCTTATCATTTTGGAATGGTGACGGCTGTTGGTTTCTGGCAGTTCGCCTGCCAAGCTTTGTTATGCGCCAGGATGTCGCGCTTGGTCTGCTTATCCAGCACGTCGATGTCGTGGTCGGTCAGGTAGATGATCCGCACCCAGCTGCAGGCCGTATCAACGACTACCGGGGCGGGTAAACTTTTCGCGCAGCTCCCGATCAACATCGTCATCAGGCATATGGCTAACGGTTTGCTGTACATCGCTTGCCTCCTTCGTGACTTCTGCCTTACGTTCTGCTGCGGCGACGGTGGCGGCGGCATTCTCTTCGGTACGCTGCTGATCGGCTTTGGCTTGCGCCTTACTGGTCCCGCGAGCATGACCAATGCCGAACGCGCCAGCTATAGCGCCCAGGATGACGACCACCAGACCAGAAATAATTTCGAAGCTCACTGCTGCGGCTCCTTCAGTTCTTCGGCCTTAGCTTTCAATGCTGGCTGGCGTACGTATTGCGAAAGCACCGCCAGCACCACCAGCGCAGGGCTAATCAACGCAACAATGTTTGGAGGCAGAATGTTTTTGATATCCGGCGGCAGCATCGCCCAGGCGTGCAGCGCAGCATCCGGGAACGACTGCGCCCACATGCCAACCAGCGCACCGATAGCCCCCAGCTTTACAGACCACGTTTTCAGCAGCAGGCTGGCATGGGCAACGAACTCCAGCCGGGTATATTTGCGCAGCAGTAACAGAACGAGCACAGCCACCACCACGAGCAAAGCGAAGATGATCATCTTCATAGCACGCGCTCCTTAACCCAGCCGTAGAGGAACTCCTCGTTGGCTTCGCGGCCCTCCGCCAGTTCGAGGTATCTGGCGCCCTGGCTGCAGTTCAGCGCACGTAACAGAACCTGTTCCCCCTCTTTCCCGCGGGCTGAAAGATATCCCTTAAGCGCAGTGATGGTTCGGGGGCCAATGGCGCCATCCGGGATCAGATCGGGATACAACTTCCCACGCATGTTAAGGGCAGTGAGCCAGCGCTGGAAAAACTTAATTGCAACCGATGGCCCCATGTTCACGCCAGTGTCGCAAAGCTCATCTGCCAGTAACGTAGATAAACTTGCCACCTGATCGAATCGGGGGCCGGTCCAGTAATCGCTGAGCAGAATTTGCTTTGCTGTTTCCCTGGGCAGGTTTCTCATATCACCGGTGTAACCATGTGCTCGAGCTGTGGTCTGCGTGATGCCCCAGCGGGTCGGCCCGCCTTTATCCGACGGATGATCGACATAACCGCCCTCTTTGCCGAGGATCCCCTCGATAGTCTGGTCTGCTTTCATTGTGCTTTCACTCCGGTGATTCGTTCCCAGAAATACGTGAGCGCTACGGAACCCATAGCACCACTGATACCGGCAGTGGCCAGTATCATGTAAATACTCAGGCCACCTTCAATGCTGATGAGCCCACCAATAACCCCGGTAAAAGCCGAAACCACAATCTGCGCAAAAGCATTTATCCAGCTCCATTTTGCTTTGCCCTGCTTTACGTCCATCAGGAATCGGACAAGGCCGCCCCAACCAGCAATGATCAGCAGAACCAGCCAGGACATCCCGGCAATGCTCTCTTTGTCTTGCATACGCTTAGCCATAGTTACCGCCTCCGATGAAAGATCGGGAAGCTGTGTGTGAGAAGGTCAGGGCCGTCGGGCTGATTTACCAACAAAGCGTCGAGGGTGATTCCCGCGACCCTGAAAATAAAAAAGCCTGCGGTTAGGCAGGCAATAAGTATGAGGGTAATAGCAATGTCGGTGATGACCGAAAATACCCAGGCTTGGTCTGGCGGCCTGTGACGCTGTTGCAGCAGCGCCCCTGATGGATTGGATTATGAGCCCGTCATCAGGTCAGGCCATTATTTGGCGGGACAGGAAGGATTCGAACCTTCTACCATTCGGTTAACAGCCGAACGCACAACCGCTGTGCTTCTGACCCTGAAATGAAAAAGCCCAAGGCGTTAACCTCGGGCTTGAATTCTTTATGTGTCGACAATCGAAGCTATGGCGACGATATCAGATTTACATGAAATATATGCCTTTCAGTTCGGTTTTGCAAGACTTACATCTAAATTTGACGCCTTTTGTTGTGAACGTGATCGCGTTACCGCCATGAGAGCGTCGCTATCAAGCTTCACAAAACTGCTGCGCAGCGCCAGCCAATGAGGGAGGTAGGTTTCTGTCCATGTGGACTTTGCTACACCAACCAGCTCCGCCAGCGACTGGTATTCATACGTCTCCCGTCCTGCCAGCTCGGCTTTGACGTCCTGTGCGGCCAGCCAGATAAGTTGACAGAGGCGATCGACTGTTTTCTTTGCAATGCGCACACCGGCCAGCTTGTCGCTGAATTGCTCCCATGCCCAGCGGGTTATCGTCTCCTGGTGCTCCCAGCGGATATTGTCGCTGTAGTTCCACAGCAACCAGGATTTCTGGTGGTCTTCCAGCGACAGGAGGGCGCGACGCCAGCTGGCTGTCGAGTATTCAACGGGCAGAACGAGAGCGATTGAGGAACCCTTAGCGCGGGACTGGCTGCCGCTCATCGGCGGTCCATCCGGGTTAACCATTTTTTGCTTCACCTCGCTATATACCTTCTTCCGGCCACGGCTGCGCGCCGTAGCGGTAAATTGCGCGTTCTCTGCAAGAGCTACCAGTTGCCCTTTCGTCGCACCACTCAGATCGGCGGTGGCCACTATCAGCTGCTGGCGAACAAATTCCAAGTATTGAGCTGTCATGCTGCTTCTCCCAGGCGCTTATAGATACGGACGAAATTGCGTAATATTTTGTAGTCGACCAGCACGGTGCCGCGGCTACGCAGGAGGCGAAGCTTTTGCCAGCGGTCGCGGATGCGTTCGATAACGTCACGGCTCATGCGGACTCCATTTCGGTAATGGTTAGCTCAAGCCGCCCACCTTTGACGACAGGCATTCTCTTTACGCTGTAGTAGTCAACCTGCTGGTCATCGAGCCAGAAACCCGATTTCGTCAGGGCGTCGAATGCTGCCTTTTGCAGATTGTCCAGGTCACGGCGCCGGCGATCCGGCATGTGACACTCAATACGGATTTTCAATGGCGTGGCCAGGCCGATATCAAGCATCGAGTCTTTGATGATTCTGGCGACGCTGTCGCGGTATGCCTGCCCTTCCGCGCTGATGTGTGTGCGTCCCCGGTTGTGCCGGTAGTAGCGGTTGTTGCTTGGCGGCCAGGGTAATGAAATGCGATATTGGTTCATGCTTTTATCAACCCCTCTTTCATCCAGATAACCTGCGTTCTGGCCATTCCCTCCAGCGCGCACTCCTTCGCATACTCCGCATCTACCAGGCGCGTGCGGCGGTCTATTTCATCGTGACAGGATGAACAGGCGATAGCGGCGAGCAGATCAGGCGGCTTAATCCCCGTCCCGCACAATCCAGCAATGCGGATATGGGCCAATACCGTGGTTTCAGGGTTGCCGTTGCAGACGCCCGGGATGCGAACCTGGCATTCACGACCGCGAGCTGCTTTACGAAGATTGGCCATGCTCACCCCCATATACGTTGACGAAGTGATCGCGGAGTATGCTCCGGGCGAACACAAACCGGCAGCCGGGCGCTGACCGTCCAACTCAGATAATCCGCGTTAAGGCTTTTCTCTGTGACAATGCCTCGCGCCTGATATCTGGACACTAACTGTTCGGCCTGCTCGGTTGTGCAGTCGGGATGCTGGAACCATGAGTATTTCATCGCCATCACCCCGCAAAGCTCAGCAGCTGACTGGCGGCGTTTTCAGCCTCAGACGGCGAGTGGAACTTGCGACGCAGAATGTAGTTCCAAAGCACATTCAGCACTGATTTGTAGACGCCGTTAAACTGGCTGTCGTCCATGCTGGCGAAGGAGATCGACTTTGCGACACGACGACGGCTGCCGTCAGGCATCTGGTATTCGTCATAAAAGCCAGCCTGAATGGTTGCCCACTCGCGGAAGGATTCGAAGTGTTTCAGCAGCGCCATATCGCGGGAACGGGATATACCGACCGAGGAGAGATACATCTCCGCGGCGTTCTGGAGTGCAGCGCGCTGATCGAGGTCGGATGAGAGAAAGTCGATAAAACCGGATATGAGGGTACGCTCCGCGGGCTCAATGAGACCACCGGAAGGCGTCCAGTAGTGATACCCGAGAGTCAGAAGTTTGAAGAACTTCTTGTGGAATGCGTAATTCCTGGGCTTGCGGAACTCACCGCAAAGCAGTTGCCCTACGGGGATAAGTTGCAGGTATTCGCTGGTTCCCGGCTCTGCGGGAATCAGTACGTTTTGATAACTTTTCTCAAATTGCAGTGTTTGCGCCATGTGTCCCCACTTGGCGCCGGGGTAAAGTTGTCAGTTGTCCAGACTGACTAAGTAATTATCGCCCCTCCCGGGGATAAAAGCAAAATGAGCATAGGCGAGGAAATCGCTATTTCTTGGCGTTCTGCTCAGCCATTTCCAGATAGCGCGGATCGGATGCGCGGGGAAGCTGGATGCTCTGCTCGCGGTAGTAGCGGACGCGCTCCATGAAGTAGTCCCGCAGGTGTTCAGGCTGTTGTCTGGCCACCACTTCGGCGACAACCGGCATGTTCAGGCGTTCTTTGTAAGCGACGCCGGACGCGGCGAGGTCAACGTTGACTTTGTCCTGCTCGTCTTTCGATTTGGCTGCTATGTTCCAGGATGATGTTGTCAATCTGCTGTCCTCCCTCTTTTCTTGCGCGTTTCATAGGGCGATCTGTAGGTGTCAACGGAAAGCACTTCTTTCTCGCCAAATCGCTTGGCGTTAGCGATATCCAGTTGAAGCCAGATTTTTTTATACCGCTTCCGCGAAGCTTTGAGCTTTTCGGCAGGTGTCATTTTTTTGTTTGTCATAAAAATCCCCTCTGCTGTGGAGGGGATTATACATTATTATTTCTGAGCTTTTTTTACCCGGATTATTGATGGGACACAGGTATTGCCAATGATAGGACCGCCTACTGTCATCACCGTGTAGTCATCTTTCACGCCATCGAGCGTTAATGACAGCAAATCACCCGCCCTGACATCCGCGCTAAGTTCAATATCTTCCTTCCGCTCTGTCTCATTGAACGTCACTGTATACAGCATTTTCACGCCACCTAAGCAAATGAAGAATAGGTAAACACATTACCACGCCCTCACTTCCAGCCAAACAGATCTTTGCCTCCTGCGCGGCTTTGCGTTCGGCGGGGGATTTAGCCACGAATCGCACTCCACGCCAGATTGATTAATGACTCCCAGGCAATATAAACCCGGATATTCGCTCTCTGGTTATGGTTGATTTGGTCATTGGTTGGCTCCGTTCGCTCGCTTGGGGTCGAAAACTTTTGAGTACCCATAAGAGTGGGGTTCAATTTTGTAGCACTCATCACCTTCTGGATGGCGCTCGCATTCACGCATGAACAGGAATACAGAATTTTCCGGCATAATCACTACCTCACCGGCACGCAGCTTTGCTCGAATTTCTGTTACGGTAGCCATCACTCATCCTCCACCTTGATGCCAGCGTCGGGGCTATAAGCGGCCATGCTCTGCTCATAACCTTTTTGGTCATCTGTCTGTCCGAGACTAAACCCGTGTTGCAATCCGCTACGGAATGCACTGTCCTGCAGTTTGTCAGCAGACTCTAGGTGGGACTCCAGCTCGGCGATATGGTCTGCATTTTCAGCGCGCTCAACAGCCCATCGCTGAGTAAGCGAATCAAGCTCGCAGTTTTTTCTATCCAGTTCGGCGATGCGCTTCTGCGCCTTCTCCAGCGCCTCTACCAGCGCGAGGGCTTCCCACTCTTTCAGCACTACAGTGTCAAAGTTTTCGGTCTGTTTTTTGATTTTGGCAATCAGCGCCAGTTCGGTGATATCAGTCATGCTGCATCCTCACATTCGTGACTTTCCGGATCGTCGGCTTTGTAATAACCGCCGCACAAATTGCAGCGGACTTCTGCCACATCGTCATAGTTAGCAGTCCCGGTAATCATTTGTCGGCCTCCTCGCTGCGGAACATCATGATTGTCAGGTCGCCTTTAGTAGCCAGGCGAACGGTAGAGCCAGGTTCCAGGCTGTTAAGCTCAAAGGCGTCATAAAACTCATTCACAGCTTTCTGGCGGCGAGATTCCTTACGACGCTTGTCCCACTGCCTCAGAGCATTTTTGGTAATCCACTGGCCTGTTTTAACCATGATGTATGCCCATCCCAGAATGGCTAAACCGGTATTGAGATAAGTAGCGAGGCTCATTTGTCTGCCCCCTCGCGCAGCGAGTCTGCCAGCCACTGCAAATTCATGATCTGCACGCCGATATTGCTGAACTTCTTCTCCAGGTGAGCGATGGCCTTCTCAACTCCGCGCGCCTCGGCTTCGGCTACGATGCGATCGGTGGCGGGGGTTTCCAGATTCATATTCAGCGGGTAATCAGCATCAAGTTCTTCATGGATGAATTCAGCCAAATTATTTCGGCTTTCCTTCAGCGCCACATTCTCCGCAGCCAGCTGAGAATTTTGGTCTGCCAGCACATTCCCGGTTTTTATGGCGGCATCCAGTGAAGCGCTGCAAATGCGAAACTCTTTCGCCAGCTTCAGGAACTTCTGCTCTCTGATCGACAGCTCGCCAGCAGACTCCAGCGACTGAATGAGCTCGTTTACTGCCTGTAATGTGATAGTCATTTGGCGGCTCCTTCGGTAAGCATGGCGATGATTTCTTCCGGGGTCTCTTTTACGTCAATGCGCTCTCCGGAGGTCATTTTCAGGATTGTCAGACCAGCGAAATACATGCTGACGATATGCTCTGCGGCAACAAACACAGGCTCGTAGACTGTTTCTGGTTCCCAGCCATATTTGCCCTGGCGCTCTACCGTTCCCCTTTGGCTTAATTTGATAAATTTCATTTCCTCACTCCCGCCAGGCACTGGTTAAACAGGTTGGTCATTGGGTTTACGCCGCCAGGACGCTGGCGATACTGAACAGACGGATCGCTTTCGGTTACGGCTGTCGTGTCGATCAGGGTGTAGCAGTAGCTCCTGCACTCACCCGCACGCTGTACCTGGCCGTCATGGTGCATCTGCCACAGGGAGGAATTGACCACTGAAGAGTCAAGGCCGGTACCGCGGCGGATATCCTGAAAACTGCAGCCAGGATGCTGGCCGATGAAGTTAATAACGGCTTGTTTGCCCGAGTTCTTTTTCATGACCGCCCTCTCCCCAGTCCAAATTTCGCCCGAATTTCTGCGATTTTGTTTAACCCCTGCTCCTGACTTAATGGCCGTCCACCAAGTTTTGGAATCTGCTTAACCGGCTCTGGAATCGCTTCTCCTGCGTTTAAACGACGCACCATACGCATCAGCTCATCCTGAGCCTTACGGCGCAGCTCAGCGTCGCTGAGGCCGTTTGCGCGCATGTCTGCGTACAGTCCAGTAACCATCCAGTAGCAGGCCTTGTGCTTCAGCGTTACCGGCGTGACGTTGTGCTCTGGCCACGGATAGGACTCAGCATCCGGGTATTGCCCGCGGGTCCGGCAGTACTGGTAAACCATATCGACCAGTTCCACTGCATCAGGTAGCCCGGCAGATACGGCTGATTCCGATTTGCACCAGGCGACAAATTGACCCGGCGATGGCATGAATGGGCGCTCCTGTTTGCGGGCAACGCGCATTCCGGCGTTGATTTGCTCCATGGAGACAATCCCGTTTTCCTTGAACGCCAGAAGCCACTGCCGGCGCATCTCGTTCATCTCCTCGGGTGTTTTGCTGGCCAGCGCCGGGAACACAGCGAGCAACTGGCGGAACAGTTCGTTGAAGATCTCCGCAGTCTTTGCCGCATGGCGCTTTACTGCCTGCTCGTCCTGCATTTCAGGAAGCCCGGCAGCCACGCGCTGGAAGTTTTCCCGGTCGAAGTTGTGCATGCTTTCAGCGATTGATTTCATTCGAGCACCCCATAAATCCAGTCAGTGTTGTTCAGGTCGACTTTTGGCTTCCCGGCAACCTGAACCCCTGGCGCGCTGCGCTGCATGGTTAGCTTGTCCCACTGCTTGCGCAGCGCATCAGGGCTCAGGATGTTGCGATGCCAGAACGAGTCTTTGCTGGCCCAGTCGTACATGGCGCAGATATCCTGGTGGCTGCGGTTGTCGATCTGGCGCATCAGTCGAACCGTGTTTGACCAGGCGGTCATGTCAGGGGATTTGCAGGTTGGGTTGATCATCCTGACCCTGGAGAAAATCCACTCGGCAACGCGGACGTCTTCGGCGTTTCCCCACTTGCTTCCGCTGGGTGTGTAAACCGCAGCATCAGGATGAGCAGACAAAAATTTCTTCAGGCGGGCGTCAGAGGATTCGCCAGAATTCTCGGACGAAGATCTTTTAATGTTTTTATTCTTGTTATTACCTTCTTGTTCATGTTGTGCGGTTGTTTGTGCGGCTTCATGTGCGCCATCATGTGCGGGCACCACCTTCAAACCCGCGCCATTGCTGGGCTCGCCATGTGCGGAAGTATGTGCGGCTTCATGTGCGGCTTCATGTGCGGGTAAATTGTCTGTTTTTTGAGCATATTCTGCAAAATTTGTGATGGTGATCACTCTACCTTTTTGCTTCTCACCTTCGATAGAAATCATCCCTTCGCGCACAAAAACAGCCAGCATTCTCTCCACTGAATCGCGACTAGTAGGATTCCCTTTCCGGTCGCAAAGCTGCAGCCCTAAATCGGCCGCTGTGACCACCAGTTGTCCGGGCAGCAGTGACCACTCATGACCTTTGAAAGTCGCTTTGAATGGCTGACGAGCAGCATTAAGCAGCAGGTTTTCCCACAGGGTTCTGAGGTACACATCTTTTGCCCAGGACTGCTTGAGAACGCTCCGGTACAACGGGATGTAGCCAGATTTCTGGTTTTCCATCCGGTTGCTCCTGAATTGCCCCGGCGCGGCGCCGGGAAACTTGAGTATTTCTGCGGTGTTCATGCTTCACTCTCCCAGCCGGCCTCTTTCAGGAATTCGCGATAGTTATCCAGGATGGCGCGCGCATCAGCTGGCAGTTCAATGTCAGCCTGATCAGCGACTATCTGGAGAAACTGGCGCGCCTTTGCTGCGCTAAACTGCGGCAGCGCCGCGCTGCGGGTTAATTTCGATTTACCTGACGCTCTGGCCTTATCCATCTGGCGAACAGCTACAGAGGCCGCCTGTGGGCCGTGCTCGCGGGATAAAGCAACCGCGGTTGTCGGGGATACTTCGCCAGCACGAACCATGCTGATCAGCTCTTCTCCGCAGGTCAGCAAATGCAGGTGATAGTCGACGTCGGACAGAGAACGCTTAACCTTCTTCGCGATCTCGTCCGGCTCCCACCCCTGATTTCTCAAACGCTGATATGCAGCTGCGCGTTCCAGAGCAGTGAGAGGCTTTCCCTGGTTCCGGGTAACCATAAAGGCGATCCGGTCAGCTTCGTTCCCGACGAAGTCTTTGCACTCAAGACGGATGATGTCAGCACCTGCTTTCGTCGCTTCAATGGCGCCGTAATAGCGGTGGTGGCCGTCGATAACCTTCACGCCCTTCTCGGTAACCTGGACGTCCAGCGGCGGCACCGATTCGCCAGCGATAAACGCATCGCGGAATTCTGCGACGTGATCCTGGTCGATTTCGCGGATATTCAGGCCGGGCTCGACGTACAGCTCTGACAAAGGAACCGTGTAAGTTTTGTTAACCACCGTTCCGGTTCCGTTTTTGTCTTTGTGCTTGTAAAGCTGGTAAAGTGAACTCATAATTACTCCTGTGAATTGATCCAGTTAATTCGCGTAGAAAGCCGTTAGTGTTCCAGCACTGCGGCTTTCGCCTTTCTGTTCCCACTCATGCTTCAAAGTCACCTTTCTCTCCCGTCCTGTTAGAAATCAGGATGGCCAGCAGTAGCGACATGTTCGGCAGCAGACTTTCCCGCCAGCGACTTACCGTCGACTTATTCACTCCGGCCACTTTGGCTATAGTTGTGGTCCCCAGTTCAGCTATCTGGCTGTGTAACCAGCTTTCTATCCTGCGAGCCTCCACTTTGTTGCGTGTCGTTGAACTCTCCATCTGTGATACTTCCTCTGGTGTTGATTGAAAGGCCGCCGGTTAGGCGGCACTGGCTTTTGATGGGGGGAAAACGTCGTCAATGCTGACGCAAGCTCCGTATTTGTTGAGCGCAGCAACAATCTTTCTGCATTGCTCAATACTGAGATCCCGTTTCCCGTTTTCGTAATGGCAGATAGCGCCGGCCGTCAGATTAAGCTCCGTCGCTATCTGGCGCTGTGTAAGCCCTGCTCGACGTCTGATCTTGCTTAGATTGTTCATGTCGGGTCTCCTCTAAACAGTTTTAATATACATATTGTATTCTTTTCTTGCAAGGTAAATATACAAATTGTGACTCGAAGAAAGATATACAACTTGTATCATTTGGGTATGAGCATGAAATGGTATGACCTAGCAAAGTCCCTCATGAAAACGAAGGGCATAAACCAGGAAGAGCTGGCAGAGCATCTCGGGATCACCAAAGGTGCCGTTAGTCATTGGCTAAACGCAAGGAGAGAGCCCAGCCTGGAGGACATAGCTAAAATTCTTCGCTTCCTCGGCAAGAATAATTTTTCTGTGGGTGCTGGCGGCATGATAATTGATGAAAACATCAAGGGTGATGTTGAGTACGTTGGGCCCTATAAGCGCGGCAACGAATATCCAGTGCTTAGTAGTGTTCAGGCTGGATCGTGGCGAGAGGCTATAGAACCTTATTCCATCAAAGATGTTGATCTGTGGCTTGAGTCGAATGCACATATCCAAGGGGAAGCGTTCTGGCTGCTTGTTGAAGGCGATTCCATGACGTCACCAGTCGGGCTAAGCATTCCAGAGGGTACCTACGTTTTGTTTGATACCGGCCGAGAGCCAGTAAATGGCAGCCTTGTGATCGCAAAGCTATCCGAATCAAACGAAGCGACATTCAAAAAGCTGATTATTGATGGGGGCCAAAAGTACCTGAAGGGCTTAAACCCTCAATGGCCATTGGTTCCCATCAACGGAAACTGTCGAATCATTGGTGTGGCCGTAGAAACTAAGTTAAGGCTTGTGTGATCGGCAGCATGCCGCAGACGTACAGGAAGCATGGGTAAAGCTTTAGCACGCAGAGGAAGCATGTCTGATCTGATTATCCCAATACTCATTACTTTACTGATTATCGGACTGGTTGGGATAGTGCTCAGGCTGGATAAGATTTTCTTCAAGCGAAGGGATGAGCGGGATGACTTTGAGTGAGCCAGACCGGTAGTTCGATGTGTTTTTGGTAATGCCGAAGACGTACAGGAAGCATGGGTAGCCATCAGCCTATCGAAGCGATTAAGTAATTTTTATGACCACTATCTTTCAAAGGTTGATGCTTAGTGTATGATGAGTTTAAAGCCGTATATGCTTAATTACGTGTCAACATATTTTTGTAAGATCCGGTCAGATTGTTCCTTTTTTGAGCAACTCTAGTTGAAAACCTCTTTGAGGGATCCTATATAAGGAGTATAGTTAGTGACCCGAAACCCTGGAGATGAATCCGTTGAAGTTTTGCATAAAAGAGCAGTAGCGCGGTTTAACTCTCTTACTTATGCAATCATCGGTGAAATCAGTTCTATGCTCAGCAAGGCCAAATTATTGCCAATTCCTGAGCTACAGTTGAACAACCCTACATTCGAAGAGGTTGTTTCACAGTTAAGACTTTATCGCGCCCTATCCGAAAAAGTCGCTGAGTTGTTAAAAATTGATAGGAAAGATGAACTAGCTGAGCTTGACGCGTACATCGAGCTCGCAGATGACTTGGCTCAAGCCATTGTAGCTGACAATCCTGAAGGGTTGTGCGCCGCCATAGCTGCTTTGGATGAGAAGCCATACGTATAACAAACGAGGAGCACACGATGGAAAACCGTTACGACTTTGAGACCGTATTCGCACTGCTGAACGAAATGGAAGCATGCCTGAATAACGTTCGCCGACTGAATGCCCAGTTGGATGAAAGTCTGCGAGCTATTCCACTGGCAGCTTAACATATCAGCAGCTATTAGAAATTCATCCAGACCCGGCGCGGCCCCCGCGCCGGGTTTTTACTGCCTTCCGATCCATATCGGACAGCACCCGACCACCAACACAAGCAATTGATTATTTAGAAAATATCTACTTTTTATCTTCATTTGCCCACTATTTGAACATCGCCCCGATCCCCATGGTTAACGGCATCACTGCTGGCTAGCTGTTGACTACCGGCCCTACTCTTCCCTCAGCATCAGCACGTCCAGTGCCAGCTCCACAGTCAGTTCTACCCTGTTTCCCTGCCACAGCACCTGAATCATCTCTATCAGCGCCTCTCTTAATGGCTCGCGCTTCTCAACCAGCAGTTGCATAACCGCTATCCCGATAACCTGCGCTATCTGTGGGTGCATCTCTGCGAAAAACTCATCCTCATTCGACATGGCGCTACCCTCTTTGGCGTTTTTTTGAGCTTACCAGCACGCTTTACAAAAATAAACCTCCATAGAATACAAAATGTTATCTTGAGAAGCAAAAATAAGTATACGTATTGTATTGCAAGTAATGAATACGTTTTGTATATTCACCTCACCCAAACAACACCGGCAACGCCGGGGTGAAGTCAAAACGTCCCGTTAGCCGCGATAAGGCAAAGGTGAAGAGATGATCCGCGAAGAAGATAAAACTGAGTGGTTTAAGTTTCTGGCACACGCATTCGCCATCGTCGTATGCGTACTGATAGCAAGCGCGTTCTGCCTGATGCCTGGTGGTTCAGCATGAGCAGAAATGGCATTCGTTCACTGATTTACTGCCTGCTGATCTGCGGCGTTATCTGGACAGCGTTGATTATCAAAATTCTGCACGTTACGGGGGTGTTCAATGGTTAGTCATCATTACGGGACACAGACCGTTAACCGCGGCGCCGTTCTCCCAGGGATGCTCGTTAAGCATCGGGAAAGCACCTGGACAGCATCAGCAAATAAACGCGGCCGCCTGTACCTGCATCGCGGGATTGAGCGGACTTACACAACCGACTTGCTGGTTGAAGTTTATCTGAACGGGTTGGGACAAGGTCTCAGCCGGTAATCGAAACGAAGAATTTAACTGAACTATCAGGCGGCTTTCATCGCGCCGGGGATTCTTACAACCAAATTTCAGGAGCGAGATATGAACGCATACCGCGCATACGACGCTATCGAAGAACGGAAATGGGCTGAGCAGTCGCTCACCGAAGAGAAGCAAAAGTGGATTGACGATCGGGCGCAGGAAATTATCGACGCCCTGCCGAAAGAGCCGTCAGGCCTGTTCCGCTTCTCTGTGCCGATGGACAAAAGCCCATACGAAGGCCTCCGCAGCGATGCAGCTGGCGAGGCATATAACGATCTCATCTCGGCAGTAGCTTACGCCCAGGCGGAATACGACTGGGATCACCGCACCGGCTGCCCGTTTTAACTTTGGGGAATAGCAATGGCTAACGAACTTGTGATTACAGCCAGCTCTCTTTCTGAGCGAGGCATTGACGGCGCTACCTGGAGCGCCCTCAAGAACAGTATTTATCCTGGCGCCAAGGATGAGTCGGTGATGATGGCGCTGGACTACTGCCGGGCCAGAAACCTTGATCCTCTTCTGAAGCCCGTTCATCTGGTGCCAATGAGCGTTAAGGACTCGAAGTCGGGTAAAAGCGAGTGGCGCGATGTGGTTATGCCGGGCATCGGGCTTTATCGGATTCAGGCCGATCGCTCCGGTTCTTACGCTGGCGCAAAAGAACCAGAGTTCGGCCCGGACGTCACTCTGACGCTTACCGGTATTGAGGTGACCGTACCTCAATGGTGCAAGTACACAGTCAGCAAGCGCATGCCGAGCGGGGAGATCGTCGAATTCAGCGCGAAAGAATACTGGGTTGAGAACTATGCCACCGCCGGCCGCGACACTACCGCGCCAAACGCAATGTGGAAAAAGCGCCCTTACGGCCAGCTGGCGAAGTGTGCCGAGGCTCAGGCTCTGCGTAAGGCGTGGCCTGAAATTGGCCAGCAGCCCACTGCCGAAGAGATGGAAGGTAAAACACTGGAAGTTGATGCGCGTGACGTAACGCCGCGCAGCACTACCGAGGCGCTCCCCCTGGTGGCCAGTGAGGAAACGTTGCAGGCAATTACCGACCTCCTGACGTCCCTGAATAAGGACTGGGAGCAGGACTTCCTGCCTCTGTGCAGCAACATCTTCAAGCGTGACATTTTCCAGGCATCACAGCTCACCGAAGAAGAAGCGCAGAAAGGCTTTAGCTTCCTCCAGAAAAAAGCGCAGGTGGCAGCATGACACCAGAAATTATCCTTGCACGCACTGGCATTGACGTTACCCGCATTGAACAGGGGGATGAATCCTGGCACCGCTTACGCCTCGGCGTGATCACTGCCTCGGAAGTTCACAACGTCATTTCTAAGCCCAAGTCAGGCAAGAAATGGACTGATATGAAGATGTCCTACTTCCTTACGCTCCTTGCCGAAGTGTGCACCGGCGTGGCGCCGGAAGTTAACGCCAAGGCGCTGGCCTGGGGGAAACAGTATGAGGCCGACGCTCGCACCCTGTTTGAGTTCACCACCGACGTGCAGGTAACCGAGTCGCCGATCCTTTTCCGTGACGAAGGTATGCGCACCGCCTGCTCACCAGACGGCCTGTGCAGTGATGGCCGAGGCCTTGAGCTGAAGTGCCCTTTCACCTCTCGCGACTTCATGAAATTTCGGCTTGGCGGCTTCGAGGCTATCAAATCCGCCTACATGGCCCAGGTGCAATTCAGCATGTGGGTAACCGGTAAGGATGCATGGTATTTCGCGAATTATGACCCTCGCATGAAGCGAGAAGGCATTCACCACGTGGTTGTTGAGCGCGACGACAAATACATGTCCGACTTCAACGAAATGGTGCCGGAGTTCATCAGCAAGATGGATGAATCGCTGTCGGAGATCGGTTTCACCTTCGGGGAGCAGTGGAAATGAAACATTACCGCGACGCCATAACCGTAGGAAAAGTGAAGTGCATGTACTCCGTCCTTCATCGTGGCTGGCTAATGCCATCTGGTGAAGTGGTAAGAAACCCGTTAAAGGCTCAGCGGATGGCTGAAGAGCTGGCCACGAAAAGAGGTGCGCAATGACTGATTACGGCGGATCGAAAACTCCAAAAAATGAACGTGACTACTGGCAAACACCGATTGAAATTTTCAACGCGCTCGATCGCGAGTTTGGCTTCTGGCTGGATGCTGCAGCCTCTGAGAGTAATGCGCTATGCGCTCACTATCTCACTGAGCTGGATGACTCGCTGAACAGCGAATGGACGTCATACGGGGCGATCTGGTGCAACCCACCCTATTCCGATATTGGGCCGTGGGTGGAAAAGGCAGCCGAGCAATCCCGGGAGCAGTCTCAGGCCGTAGTGATGTTGCTACCGGCTGACATTTCTACCGGCTGGTTTATTTCAGCCATGCAATCAGCTGATGAACTCAGGCTGATAACGGGTGGCCGTGTTCAGTTTGTTCCTGCATCTGTTACAGGAAAGCGCCAGAGCAACCCTAAAGGCTCGCTCCTGTTTATCTGGCGTCCGTACATCACCCCGCGACACATCATCACGACCGTATCGCTGGCTGAGTTAAAGCGGATCGGGAATCTGGAGGCTGCATGACGCCTGAAGAAAAAGAAAACGCTCTCCGCGCCCAGGCTCGTCGCTGCGCAGAAGAGATAACCAAAGCGATGAGCGTAAAGCCTAAACCGAAGTGGAACGCTGTATGCCCCCCATCCTTCGCAAGCACTACGAGAAGGTAAAGCCGATGGGTGTCAGCCTGGTGAAATTTGTCAGTGTTATTGGCCGCATGAATGAGCGGTATGGAGTGGAATCATGAGCAAATACCCAAGAGTCGGCAGTGTTGCCGCCAAAAGCAAAAATACCTCTGCCAAATGCAAGTGCGGTGCAGTTGCGAAGTTTAAAACCACGGTGGAAGTAAATGTTTTCCGTGGTGACGACGAAGTGATCTGGTCTTGTAACGAGCATAAAAAAGACTGTTCATTTTTGGTCGACTGGCAAGGCGGTGCAGCATGAGCGCAGAAATCATCGATCAGGCCAACGAGTTAGCGGAACTCCAGCGGGAAGCCGCCATTGCGAAATGTCGCATCAACCATTCGGCGGTTTCGGCTACTCACTGCCGCGACTGCGGGGAAGAGATAGCGGCTCGGCGCCGGGAACTGGTGGCGGGATGCCAGCGCTGTGCTGATTGCCAAGAAGAGTTTGAAGAACGTGGTAAGCACCTGAGGTGATGTATGTGGGTAATGATGAAGCTTAAACGTACTGGGCAGGAGATGTATTTCCAGTGTTACGACAGCAGGGAAACGGCTGAAATGGCGATTAAGGTTATGAATTCCGTCGCCAGTAGCTGGGAATTCTATATCAGTTAAAGAGTGCGGCAGAGGTGATGCATGCAGACAATAATCCAGATCGAGCCAAACGAATGGGTTTCAGAGGACTTGCTGATGGCAGTCACAGGGATGAAACGTGGAACCATTACACGGGCCCGCAAATCATCCTGGCTGCTTGGGCGTGAGTATAAGCACGTTTCCCCTGAAGGTGACCCAAAGCCAACCAGCGAATGCATGTACAACCGCAAAGCGGTAGACGCATGGATTCAGGCGCAAAAGCAACCATTGGGTGATCGGGCGGTATGAAACAGGTAAACTTGCAACGCTCCTGGACGTCGGGAGGGATAAATGAGTAAAGAATCATACCCAACGGGCGTTGAGAACCACGGAAAGTCACTCCGCATATGGTTCATTTTTAAAGGTAAGCGTGTCAGGGAAAACCTCGGTGTCCCTGACACCGCTAAAAACAGGAAGGTGGCCGGGGAGCTGAGAACGTCAGTTTGTTTCGCTATCCGCATGGGGACCTTTGACTATGCGGCCCAATTCCCCAACTCGCCAAATCTGAAAACTTTCGGCATCGGGAAGAAAGATATCACCGTAAAAGATCTGTCTGAAAAATGGCTTGAGCTTAAACGGATGGAGATCTGCGCTAATGCCATAAACAGGTATGAATCGGTGGTGAGAAGCATGCTGCCTAGGGTTGGCGCGAATAAGCTGGTTTCGTCTGTGACAAGAGAAGAGCTTCTCTATATCAGGAAGGATATGCTGGCGGGGGATAAAGGGTTGAGTGTGGTGACGGTAAACTACTACATGACCACGATCGCGGGTATGTTTCAGTTCGCTGTTGATAATGGCTATGTGAGTGAAAACCCGTTTAACGGCATCAAGCCGCTAAAGAGGGCTAGGATAGAACCAGATCCGCTCACACGTGATGAATTCGTTCGCTTCATTGATGCCTGCAAGCATCAGCAAACGAAAAACCTGTGGTCAATTGCGGTATACACAGGATTACGTCACGGTGAGCTGGTCTCCCTCGCATGGGAAGATATAGATCTGAAAGCTGGAACGATGACCATACGCCGGAATTATACGAAACTCGGTGATTTCACTCTACCAAAAACCGAAGCTGGTACCGACAGGGTCGTGCACCTGATCAAGCCTGCCATCGACGCTTTGAGGAACCAGGCAGAAATGACCAGGCTGGGAAGGCAGTATCAGATTGAGGTGGCATTGCGGGAGTATGGCCGAACGGTTATTCACGACTGTACATTTGTGTTCAATCCTCAGTTGGTTAAAAAAAGTGGCAGCGTGGGTTACCTGTACAAAGCCGATTCAGTGGGTGACTCATGGGATGCGGCGCTTAAACGGTCAGGTTTAAGGCACCGGAAGGCGTATCAGTCGAGACACACTTACGCCTGCTGGTCGCTGTCTGCCGGGGCCAATCCGAGTTTCATTGCCAGCCAGATGGGACACGCCAGCGCCCAGATGGTTTTCAATGTTTACGGCGCCTGGATGGCCGACAGCAGCAGCGATCAGATTGCCATGTTGAACCAAAAATTATCGGACTTTGCCCCATCCATGCCCCATGGCATGGTGATAGGAATATGA